GTGGTGGTCTCTGGCAGATGTGCCTTGACTTTTAGCCCTCGGCTATCTTCCTCTAAGGTCAGCGTGCCTGCGCGTGTAGATCCCAGAACCTCACCGGTTTCGTGATTCCACAGAAGCTTGATGTCGTTGCGACCGCGCTTTAGGGATCTGCTGAAAGCGCCGGGTGCAATCCTTTCGATGAAAGGAAGCGGAGCGCTGTCTGAATTGAACACAGCCGCGTATCCCTCAAAGGTCATTCCGTTGCCTTCTTCGCGGATCTCAAAGTCCGCCGGGGTATTTCGTATTTCTATCTTTGACATACTCTCACCTCTCGCGCTCGTCAGCGCTCGATTTTCCTCCTCTAGTCTAGTCACAATCCTGTCGGCATAAGCTAAGGTGCGGCGTGCGGCGGCTGCGCTTGGGCCAGATCCCCAGAGTAAGTGAGCCACTACGCCAGCACTAGGATAATCATCCGCACTAGGTCTGGCGGAGGGACTGTCAAGATCAACCAAGTGACGAGCGATCCAAGCCCGAAGGCGAACCCACTTGTCAGCACTAACAGATCCATTTGCCATCGCACGAGCTTCGCGAATAGTTCTTTGAACCAGTCCATCGCCACCCTTACCTTCTTCGTAGTAGCGAAGTCCCTGCCTTGCAGCGGCTCGCATATACGATGGTGGGCTTAGATTTACTTGCCTGATTGCGTAGTAACGCAGTTCATTTATCTTGGTCAAAGTGCTAAACCGGTGGCCTACTCGGACATCAGTTTCGCGCCATCCTTCATCCGTCTCACGATAGATCACGATCAAGGCAGCCGGGTCATTTTCAGTTCCGTTGATTGTAACAGTAGTATCTGGCACATCTATCGAACCATTACGCACGATACGGACGATACGACCACGCGCTGTTCCGCCGCTAGAGCGCCATCTAACAAAATCACCCACATCTAATTCATCCGGCGCAGCGCGGTAAGACCCTTCGTATTCGCCACCGGGTTCCAGATCCTCCGCTAGCGATACGGCAATCATCTGGTCTATGGCTGATTCTTTAGTGTCGTGACAAGCCAGTAGTTCGCCATCATCTTTCACCACAGCCCACGCTGTGCAATCTGGGTGCTCGTCTGAAATGAAATATGGCATTAGTCCTGCTTTATGCAAAGAACGTGAACTAGACTGCCTGCGCTGTCGGAGATAGCCCAGAGGTCACTACCGGGATCTAGCTGTATCTGAAAAGTCAGATCGGAATCTATGTGCAGGCCGTTAGCTGTTGTTACATTAGCGCCGCCAACATATACTTTGTCGGACTGTGAGTGCTCATCGTTGTGAACCATCACAAGTTGCCCCTGTGATGAAGCCGCGCAAACTTTAGTCGCGGTCGCTGTGCCTAAAGTAAAGTGCTCTGTGTGTATCGGCATTACTGAACCTCGTAACTACCCTGTGGATCTTCCGGGTCTAAGTTGGCAAGATTTTGTAGCTGAACGCTTGGAACACCGGTGTGAGCAATCGGTGGCAGATCTAGGGCTGATAGAACTTCCGCAGGATCGTAACCAACCTGAACCAATCGCGAAGCCATTGCCACGCGCTTGTCTTGCTGGTTGATTGTGCTGGCCTGAACATCCACATTAGCTAACGGAACTCTAACTGTGTCAGCAGAAGGGTCAGCAATAATTCTTAGATCCTCTAACCGGCGAACATCGTTGATAGATAGGAAGCCGCTTTGTAGCCCGGTGCTGTATGCGCTCATACGGCTGTTGATGTCAGCGCGGAGTAGTCCGTCTATGTTGAACTTGATGAACGCATCTTGCCCACCGGGAGACATCGCCAGTAGAGGTGACATTGCGTTTTCGATCTTCTGGATAATCGGCCTGAGACAGTGCGTAACCCAAGCCAAGTTGTTCTGCTCTACCGAAGCGTAACTGTTAGTTCCGGGTAGCCCTAGCAGGTGAGGAGGGACATTGAACGCACGCGCTACATCTTCAACGGCCATACGCCGGCTGTCAATGAACTGTGCCTGATCGTTGTTCACGCTAGTCTCGCGATACTTAGCGCCGCCGGTTAGAACACCCGTCTTGTGCGACCTGTTCCAACCCTTGTGTCTCGCATCGAAAGACTGAGCTAACTGCTTGGCCTGCTCACCGGTCAGCTCATCCGGAAACTCGATAATGCCTTGTGTGGTTGCGCCTTGGCCGAAGAACTTAGCGGCATAGTTTTCTAGCGCCATCGCTAGGCCAAAGTTTTCTTTCAGGGCTTCTACCCGGCTAACACCGCGCAGGGTTCCCGGCCTGACAACATCGGCAATGTGGATAATTTCTTCTGGGGTTAGTTTGCGCTTTTCGCCTTCGATTGCGTAGCGAACCTGCCCATACGCCGGCCGCTCAATCTTGACCTGTTGCGGATTTAGGACAGTCATATTCACGATCTGGCCATTCTGCGTGAACACGCGGATAAAGGCATTGCCTTCTAGCAACATACTTACGATGGCTTGGCCATAAAAACTTTCGCGAGTTGTGTCCACATCTGGCTTGTTTACCCAGTCCGGCTTAGGCCGCATCGGAAAGCGATTCCCATTCACGCGCCGGTGCGCATCCATCGGCAGGGTCGAGATAGTGTCGCTGATAAGCGACACCGCGCTAAAGATCGCGCTGATCTGGAAAGCGGTATCTGGGTTGATCTTGGTGCCAGAGTTGCTGGCTACCTCAATGTCATCCCCGGCGGCGAATACAGTTTGATAGCTGATTGCCCTTCTTTCAAATAAATCCCTAAGCATTAGCGGCGCTCCAAACTAATTCCGATTGCGATTGCGAAAAGACCTGCCACTATTACTCCGGCCGGTGGGAAAATAAAGCCGACACCTAGCGCGACTGTTAGTGCGCCTGCGGCCTGTAAAATCGTTGCTACCATAATTCAAATGTAGAACTGCGGCACTTTAGGCGGTTCTACCATCTCCTTCATTTGTAACGCGCGGTCTAAAGCAATGATACCAGCAACCGCCGCGTCAATCTTGCGTGGACTGTGTCGGTGCTCTTTTACGATGCGTGGGCCATACTGGTCTATCTTGACTACCGCGTTGGCTAAGTGCCGCGCCATCATCGGATCGCCATCGTGTTCCAGTTTTTTTTCAACCACCGCATCGTAAAACTTTTGACAAGCCGGCACCATACGCCGCGCACTAGTGCTAGGCCACTCAACAATCGGTATGCCCTTTTCCATTAGGACGGCCATAGATCTCTGCCAACGGAAAGGGTCACACGCTACTTCCTGAACATTGAACCGGCCGCAGAAGTCAAGGATCGTGTTTTCTACCTCTAGCGTGTCCACGCGCCAGTTGTCAGGATCTTTAGGCTGCCGCTCCCAAGCCTTCACCAAAAACACATAAGGCTTCTCGTCATCCGTCTGCGGAATACTGCTACCGACTACAACTGTGCAGTCTCCATTGAACGAACCATCGAAGCCGAGAATGTATTGCGCTTCGGGGTCTAAGTCTCTAGGGCTTGCGACTTCTTCCCAATGCGTAGGGTTGAGCCAAGCATTTTGAGAACTTACCCATTGGTTGCAACGCTTAGTTCTAAACTCAGCTTCTGGCGTGCGCCTAGCCATCGCCTCGAAGTCCTCGACATTGTTTAGATCGCCGTAACCGGGATTAGCCTCGATCCAAGTTTTAGGATCTAAGTGATTAGCCTCAGCATCAGCCTCCCACCAAGCCATATAAAAACTAGGGTCTAAGGTTTCACCACGCGCTACTTTTTGCCCATACTGATACAAGCTATAAGCCACGCTGTCTTGCCCGGTGTTGTCTGTTTTCACGCCGGCCGTAGTTATAGATAGCAACATTGGTTCGCGCCTAGCGCCCATCCCCAAAGCCATAACATCAAACAGTTCACGATTAGGCGCGGCGTGCAACTCATCAAATACCACAAATGTAGGCGATAGTCCTTCTTTGGAATAGGCTTCTGCTGACAGCACGCGATAAGTCGAGCCGGTGCCGACTACTTCGATCGCATCGCGATAAACCCTAGTGAGTTCTGATAGATCAGGGTTGGCCTCTACTATGCGCTTAGCATCCGCGAACACGATTCGCGCCTGTTCCTTTTCAGCGGCACAGCTATAAACTTCACCGCCATCGTCACCTAAGAACAGCGACCACAAGGCGAGGTTAGATCCTAGAGCGCTTTTGCCATTCTTTCGGGGCATCCCTACTAGCGCGGTGCGCGTGGCTAAGCGGCCGTTAGCATCCGTCCTAAATAGATCGCGTAAAAGATTCTCTTGCCAAGGTCGCAGCTCTAGCCGGCTACCTGACCGACCGGCAACTGTATCCTTAGTCACCATTCCGTAGGTGTTGATGAAAGCGATTACCTGTTCAGCGCGGGTCAAGTCTCCGTCTGGGTTCACCGGCGTTACCCACTTAGGCGGCCACGCGGTCACGATGTCATCTGCTTTAGCTCGGCCAGTTTGCTCTGGCGCTTTACTTCGGCTAGTCCTAAGCGTGCGCGATCTGCCGGGGTAAGTCCTAGTTGCGCTAAGTTGCTTTGGATTTGCCGCTCGATCTCTCTTAGGCCAGATCGGATTTTAGGTCTATCACCATTGCGATCCTGAAATACTAGGTTGCGCAGGATCGCTCTCTCGTCAATCATCTCTGCCGTAATCATCATTAGTTCAATGTCAGCTTTAGGGCTGATCCAATTTATAGCAACATCCCAAGTCCGATCCCAAAACTCCCTTCCCATCTTGCCTAGCGGTCGCATTGGCTCAGGGATAGTAACTGCCGCTTCTAATGGAACAACGGCGTTAGCGGCCGGCAGAGGCCGTTTGCCGGGGTTACCTAGCCTCCGCTTTTCCTCTAAAGGCTTAGGCGGTCTGCCGGTTTGCGCCATCTTTTAGCCTGATCTCTCGGTATCCATTACGGCGTGACTTTTTCAGCACGACATACTCAGGATAGTTCGCTAATAAATAATCTGTTCCTTGTTCGTTCATAGCTGCGCGATCCATAACCTGCAAGCCACCTTTGTTTCCGCCTACTTTGCCTGCAATCGCGGTTAGAAAATCGAACCTAAGCACGCGGCCGTCTTTGATGTATCGCTGAATACTGCGCTCGTAATCTTCTTTGATCTCTGCGCCTAAGACTTCGTCGTGATGATTTATCGCACCAAAGAACTGCCCGATTATGAAACTAAGGCCAGACCTAATTCTGTCTTTCATAAAGTATGGATTGTCTATTGGGTAAAGTCCCCACAAGCTTGCGCCGGCTAAGTGCGCTTGCTCAAAGGCAAAGGCAATAGTCTCACGCAAGCTGTGAACTGGCTCTAGGCGCTTTTCATTTATGCGCTGAGCTATGTAACGCACATCGTCATCCATCCGGACTAGCGGTATCCCATCAGGGTAGTAGTTGGTTATGGCGTTGTGATTTCCACGCACACCTATTGCTCCAGTAACTAATTCACCATAAAGGCCGGGATCTAGGTTGCGCTGATAATCATTTACCTGATCTGGTGCGACAAAGATGCGAACATCTGTTCGACTGATGCCTTGATCGGCTAGATACCGCAAGCTAAAGGTATTTATCGCCTCAGATCTAGCGTGTGACGGAATCGCTATTTGGTACTGCATCAACTTCTCCTGTGTGGGTCGTGGTGTTAGTTGACTATACGCGTATCGCCGTTAGATCGGCCAGTCGGTATCTTTTCTTTTAGTTTTTCTGGGGTATCGTCGAGCATCCCGGCTTCGCGTTGTGCGCGGCGCTTACGAGCTTCGCCAACCTCAACTGCGTAGGTGTGGCAGTCTTTCATACCGCGCTTAGCGTAGAACACGATTGAGTAGCGGTATCCATCCTTAGTCCTAGCTTTTAGTGGCGTAACGCCGTGAACTAGCGCATAACCATTGAACCAAAGCGCCCAACCATCGCGGCAGTTGATCGTGATGCCATACTCCGGCATATGTAGGTGGCCTCCGTCCATACCGCGCCTAATCACCGGCATTGCTGACCAAGTATCAAAGTTAGATCCATCGCGGTGGTAAGGCAGAGCTGAGGACTGGTTGATAACGCCAGAAGTCCACAGGGCATCTTCGGTCATACGCCACTCAGGAAGCACTTGCTGGATTTCGTTGTGGTCGTGTTCGAAAACTTCTGGCAGTTCATCGCGTAGATAGTTGCCCAAGATCTCCGCGGTGTCGTTTAGGGTCATCTGCGCTTCTGGGCTTTCCCAAGCTAGCGAGGTCGGCGTGCAAGCTTCGCGCTGTAAAACTGCGGAGCGATTAGTAAAACCAAACACGCGGCTGTTGTTACGCGTGCCACTAGCGCGAAGGGTAGTTGAGTATTCGGTGTTTAGAACTGCCCGGCGCAGATCGGTGACCGGCGCTGGGTAAGGCGCATAAACCAAGATTGCTTCGCCGGTGTCGGCATCCCGATAGATCCCGGCTACGCTCACATTCGGCTCAGAGTATTCGACCTTTTCACCAACAACTTCATCAGCCTGCTCTTTAGTCAAGACCCTCTTGACACGAAACTCCGGCAACTTACGCACTTAGCTTCTCCCTAACTAGCGCCGCCACAGTTTCAGCATTATCTTCTGTGTCGTAGCGCTTACCTAATAGTTTTAGATCCTCAACCATTTTCGCATAGTCCTCATTCGGGTAATACAAAATTATGGCTCGGACGGCTCTGTTGGCATAACGCTCTAGGAAGTCCGCATAACTGCTGTCCTTCTTCACTTGTAGCTCGGCATCTATTGACCGCTCTACGCCGCTCTCAGGGCTTGTGGTAGCCATCACAGCGCCCACCTGCTCATCTAGCAAAGCTGAAAAGTCCTCATAATCGGCTTCGGTAAAGCCAGTCGCAGTTAGATCTAGTGGGTCAATCTCGCTTAGCGCCTGCACCAGATTCTCAACATCCCACTCACCTAGCTGGCCAATCCGGTTATCGGCAATCGAGTATGCGGTCGCGGTGGCCTCATCATCATCCACCCAGACAACAGCGATCTTGTCCCAACCTAATTCTTGTGCGGCGGCTAGCTGGTGATTACCTGCAATAACTTCCTTTGTCTTGCTGTGCGCGACTATGGGCTTCCGCTGACCGAAGCGCTCGTAGCTTGCCCGGATAGCGGCGATGTCACCTTTGCGTGGATTGTTGCTAGCTGGCTTTAGCTTT